TTACTTACCACCCTTTAGCTGCATCAGCTTGTCAGCACCACGTATGCCAAAGCTGGCAGTCACAGCTACGTACAACAAGTACTGGTAGTACTCAGGTAACTTATCTAGTTCAACAAAAGCTAAACCTACACGTTGCATAATACTCAAGTCATCCATAGCAACTCCGTAACACACAGCTAACAGAGGTAACGACAGTACCACAGTAAACCACTCGTCTTTCCACGAGGTAGCACTAGCAGCAGCCATCTCTTGTTCCCACGTAGCAGTGTTCTTAATGACTTCCATTTTAGCTACGTGTTTAGCTTGTGACTGCTCGTGTCTGTTGTTAATCCAGTTCTTAGCAAGTCCAGCTATAGGTCCAATAAGTGCTGTCCACATGTTAGTCTTTGTTCCTAAAGCTCTGTACTGTGTCTGTTTCCCATATACGTATAGCTACCCATATAATAGTAAACAAAGCAGATATAGGTGGTAGTATTGCACCAAGAGTGCCTAGCATAGTACCAACACTCATGACATCAACTATTTGTTTTGCAGACTCATCCATTATTCAACCCCTGTATAATACTAATGGTAGTCCAGACAATCCCAGCAGAAACAAGTAACCCCGTAACTATTGCTGATACATCTAGCATTTTTCGTTGTCTTCGTCTCTGTCGGTAGATCAACTGCTCACGTTTAGCTCTGATGTCCCGACGCATTTGCATCATTTCTTTGTACGTCTCTTTACCATAAGCGTACATGATTAGTTCTCTGATCTGCTTCTCTTGCTCTTGTACTTTCTTTTTAGCTATGACAGCGTTTAATGCCGTAGCTTCAACTGAGTCACCGTCAAACATCTTCTTAAACAACGGTGGATTTTCTGCTTCTTTCTCTGCTTCTCGTAGGTCAGAAACAAAGCCGTACCACTGGCCTAGCTTCTTAGCTACGTGTTCAAGCTCTGCCCCTCTAGATACAAGAACTTCTACACCCTTGAACGCAGTAGACGCCATAGCTACCAGAGACAAAGGGTCCATAGTTTACTCTGGCTTTGTAGGCCATGTGATAGTTCCGGGGAAGTCAGTCTGCTGTGGTACATCACGTAACGCCTGTCTGTAGGCCGTCATAGCCTCTGTCATAGTTACATCAGACAACCCGTAGTGGTCTGTAGCCTTCAAGAGATCGTCCCGTGTAGAGCGTTCTGTGGCCTCCAGAGCGGCATTGTCAGCGGCAGTCTTAGCGTCCTTTTGATCCTGTACAGTTACAGTCGTTTCTACACCGTTCTCGTCAGTCTCTGTGTATTCTTGGAACATATCGTTTTCTGTCCAAGCGTGTACCCAGTTGCCGTTAGCGTCTTGCTCTACACCGTTGCGTACAACAACCTTGTAGTCTCCAGACGGGTCAGGCTTAGGTGACGCTAGTACAGGATCAATACCTAGTGCCTCATTAACATTTGTGTTCCACACTTTTGGCAGTGAAACATTAGGGTGCATACTACGAATTTGGCCTTGAGATTTGACCTCCCCCGTTGATCTAATGCGATATTCCGACATAGTTGATTCTCCTATGCGATTGCTAAAAAGAGATAGGTTTCGTTGTTTCGGTTGCTGTCACTGTCGTTGCCAAAAACTTCAAACCCGCTTGATGCTGGATTGACGTCTACTGGCGAATTTGTAGTCTGAGCGGCGGTTTGATTTACGATTATGTAGTTATCTAAGCCAGATGTAATGCCTCTTTCACTGTCCCAAAGATACCAATTTGCGGAACCTGATGTGCATTTAATCAAAACAAATCTAGCACCGTTGGAAAACCCGCAATCAATAGTCTGAGTGGAACCTGATCCTGTATACGTGCCAACTTTTGATATTCCGGGGACTGTTGCGAATAGGTAAGCAATATGGTCATTTGAAGACCCACCATTCACTCCAGTGGTTGCGGACCCAACCCTAAAAATTGAATCGGTGGCTACTGTTGAATTCGTTCCCCAAAGATTACTTGATGACGCTACAGCGGCAGTTGTGTTTAAGTTGATGTATTGGCTATTGGTCAATCCCGTGTACCAAGAGTTCCAGTTGTAACCGCTTCCTTGGGTTCTACACTTTTGAATAATTAACTCTGGAGTCACGCCAAGATTGTGGCTGATTTCTATTTCAGCCGACTGACCAGTATAAGCCACAACATCAAAGAACCCCGGCGCTCTGCGGAACATCCATGCATATTTTGATGAACTTGTACTTGTAGAATTTCTAAAGCCATTTTGATAATCAAAGGCTGTCATGTTTGCGTCACTGCCCTCAGCATTTGTATTGTTGGTTGCTAAATATTTACCCTGAATAAGCCTTGCGCCGTTTCTCCAATCGCCATTACCAGTTACATTTTTGTGTAGCTCCATATCAACAGGAAAACCCGACACGTAAGCTGGGGGCGTTGGAGACGTACCGCCTGAAGTATCTATTGCAAACAAATTAGTAGCCGCAAACTCTGATGCTGGCTTGTGGGGTCTGCGGATAGCTACATATACCCAAGTGCCCCCATAAGAATGAAACTCAACTCCAGTAGAGTTTATTTTAGTAATTTCAAGTGAGGTAAATACTTCTGCGGCAGTGGCGTCGGCCTGTAAGTAAGATCCCGTCCCACTTGTTTGCCACCCTCTCATAGTGTCATACAAAAACCAGTTATTGCCTCCTGTCGTTTTCTTTAACAAAATCCACTGAGGTTCCCACCCCAAGTCTACAGTGACGGGGTTTCCTGTATAGGTTCCACATTTAATAATTGACTCGTCAGAGTCTGTGCCAAATCGCTGGTCATCGTGGGCGAATAGGTAGGCTACGTAGGTTTGACCATTATAATTAACTTCTGTCTGTGACCCTACATAAAACTCTGTAGATGTAGGAGCCTGACCACCAAATTGTCCAACAGGGGTACTTTGGTTTTGTTCGGCATAAGAGGCGTTTAAATATAATCTTTTAGTTTGCGGGTTAGATAAACTTCTGTGCCAAACGTTCCAATTATCTGAACCGCTTGTTCTTTTAATAATAATCATGCCGGGAGCAGAACCAAGGCTGTGGCTAATAGCTCTTCCTGATACCCCGTCTCCTGTCCACGTTACAACATCAAAAAATCCCGGTTGCTTGCGGAATGCCCAAGAGGTGTAGTCTTGTCCACTTCCGTTGTTCATTGTGTCTGAGCCTAAAAGAGAAAACCCTTCTGAATTAAAACTAATTGCACGATTCGCTGTTGCGGCGTTTGTATTTCCGTTTGTGGCGTCTGATAAAAGGTAGAAGTTTCCAGTTCTATCAGTGTCAAACAGGTTATGACTTTCTGATCCTGTGCGCTGTTTAATCCAGACCATTCCACCTTCGCCGTCAAGGTCAATGCCGTTGGTTATAGTTTGGGTAGATCCGTTGCCTGTATACAGATACGTTGAAAACACATCGTCAACGTAAACGGGATCGCCACCTCCAGCACCAGCCGCCGCCTGTTGTAAAAATCTGCCTACGCTCATCCTAGTGCCTGCCCGGCAGTAAAGCCGTACCAGTTAGTTCCGCCGTCGTATGTGTAGAACACAAATTGATCCACGGCATTTGCTGTAGCTGTCAGGGTAGGCGCTGTAGCCGCAGGCCAATCAACAGACGTAGGCCACGTTACAGTGTATCCAGAGGCACTAGCGTCTTGGACAACTTTGAGTGACATTGCGTAGGCTGTGCTGTCGTTGAGGATTGAAACTCTTGTCGTATATTGATAAACGGTGTCATTTCCATAACCAACAACATAAATTTTAGTATCATTGTTATTTATCGTTAATCCAGCAGGAGTTGCTTCTTGAGAGATTGTTAGGCTAACAGAATCATAACTAGCGGTGCTTAAATCAAATGCTGTGCTAAGACTATATTGAAAGATTTTGTCATTAGCATTCCCTGCAATAAGCATTTTAGTGCCATCACTATTAAAAACAATAGATTGGGGGTTAGTGTCTTGAGAAGATATACTAAAGCTAACGGAATCATAACTTCCTGTGCTTACATCCCACGCAGTGCTAAGACTATACTGAAAAACGCTGTTATTTGTATCACCAAGCACATATAGTTTTGTGCCGTCAGTTTTAAAAGCGGCTCCTCTTACACCAGTGTCTTGACTACTAATACTTAAACTTTTTGAGGCATAACTGGCGGTACTAAGATCAAACGCTGTAGTTAACGTATACTGAAAAATAGCCTTGTTACTACCCCCTGATATATATAACTTTGTACCGTCACTACTAAAAACTAAATCATTTGGAGCCGTGTCTTGACTAGTAACACTTAAACTTACTGAATCATAACTCGCCGTAGATACATTATACGCAGTGCTAAGGCTGTATTGATAAACAGTGTCGCTTGCTGTTCCCACCATATACATTTTTGTGCCATCAGAATTAAAGGTTACTCCATTAGGAGAATCTTCTTGACTAGCCACACTAAAACTAACGGAATCATAAGACGCTGTGCTTAAAGTAAAACTGCCCAAAACAGGCGTCCCACTAGCTGGCGGGTTGCTAAAGACTACAGTGGTGTTTCCGTATAGTTCGGTTTCAAAGACGTTAGCGTTTTCGCAGTCAAAGGTTGTGCTGTAAGTTGTTGTAAGCAAAGAATACTGATATACAGATGAGGTATTACTACCTGCCACATATATTTTTGAGCCGTCGTTATTAAAGAAAACTGCTTGCGGTTCGCTGTCTTGCGATGTTACGTCAAAAGAAACAGAATCATAAGAAGCTGTGCTTAAATCAAAAGCTGTGCTTAAACTGTATTGATAAATCGTATTATTAGTAGCACCTGATATAAACATTTTAGTACCCGTAGCATTAAACGCCAATCCTCTTGGCCCAGTATCTTCGCTACTTACACTAAAAGTCACAGAATCAAAACTAGCAGTACTCATGTCATAGGCCGTACTACAACTATATTGGTTTACATCATCCCCCGTAACACCCACAACATAAAATTTTGTTCCATCGTTATTAAATACAAACTCATTAGGGTTTACTTCTTGGCTAGAAACACTAAAAGTTACGGAATCAAAACTAGCTGTGCTTAAATCAAAAGCTGTGCTTAAACTGTACTGATTTATTTCGTCACCGGTGTCACCAATAATATACATCTTGGTTCCATCAGGTTTAAATGTAATTCCTCTTACTGCCGCTTCTTGGCTGGTTACGTTAAAAGAAACAGAATCATAAGAAGCTGTTGAAACGTCATAAGCAGTACTTAAACTGTATTGGTAAATCAAATCATCAGAATAGTTAACCATGTACATTTTTGTGCCATTAGAATTAAACGCAACTCCAGTAGTGGAAGTTCTTTGAGAAGCAAAACTAAAAGACTTGCTTTCATAGGCGGCATTATTAATAGTATAATGACCTGTAGAAGCTGAAACACTAGAAACCTTTTTAAAAGTCTCGTTGTAACTATCAACCAGCAGTTCGCCTGTGATGTTTACGTCGCCTGTATAGTTAGCTCCTACCTTAGAATCCAACTGTGTCTGGATCGCTGACGTAACACCGTCTGTGTAGTTGACTTCAGTAGCCGTAGCGGTAACGTCTGTGATGTCAGACAACGACAGACCACCAGCCAACTGACTTGTGCTAATAGACAGGGCCGCTTGGTGTTGCGTAACAGACGACTGCGTAATGTTTGCGTCAGGTACGTTAGCCCACGTAACACTAACAGACAGATCGTTTACTTCTGTAATCAGAGGAATAGTAGCCGCAACGTAATCAATAACAGCGGCGTTAGTAGGAACTTGAGTGTCTACATCAGAAAAGGTTTCAGACGATAGCGTTACAGCACCAGCGTCAATATCAGAAAATGAAACGCTAGTTAAGTAGCCAGCAGAGGCGTGATTGCCCCAGCCAAACGCTGTATCCCAATTAGATACGTTTAAGTTTGATCCTGTAACAGCACCAGAAAATGTGCCTGTAGTTCCTGAGACAGCCCCAGAAAACGTACCTGTTGTACCAGCTACAGCAGTAAACGTACCAGCCGCAGGAGTAGCTCCACCAATTACAGTGTTGTCTACAGTTCCTGCGTTAATGTCTGCTGTAGTAGCAGTAAGTGCACTAAACGTACCAGCACCCGGAGTAGAACCACCAATGGTTACACCGTCAACAGTGCCTCCATCAATGTTAGTAGTAACAGACCCGCTAGTTAAATCTATTGTTCCTGTAGCCGTAATATCTGCAAACGTAGCAGTACCAGTAAACGTAGGCCCAGCAAGGTCTGCTTTAGTGGCTATCGCTGTTGAAAGAGCATTAAACTCTGTATCAAACTCTGAACCACGGACAACCTTATTAGTATCGCCTGTAGGCAAAGAGTCCTTGGCAGTAAAGTTTGTTGACTTTGTGTAATTGGACATAAGGCTTCCCTATCCGTTATCTTTTAGTTAAATGCCCTGTAGTCAAGACGTTTAAATAAAAGGGGCCATTGCTGACCCCAGTAGAGTTTACTCGTCGCAGACAGCGAGGATGAATCCTGCTTCAGGACGGTAAGTTTCAACACCGTACAGAGTGTCAGACGTAAACAGCGTAGACAGGTATTCCTGCTTGTACTGAGTCTGAGAACGTACAGCCAGTTGCTCTGCCATTACCAAGGCGTCCTTGTGGAAGAACAAGCAACCACGAGTATCAGCGGTAGACGCAGAGTTTTGACCAGATGCTTCAACAACCGGAGCGTTGCTAGAAACGTAGATGTCTACGCCGTACAAGTTACCGATCAAGCCAGACTCAACGCCACGGCCTCCAACAAAGTCAGAAGACACGTAACGATCAATGCCCATCAACGACTTACGTACAAAAGTTGTCACCACTAGTAACAGTGTCAGCAGCGTACGTAGCAAGGCCAGCAGCGGCATTGAAGTAGTAGCTGTTGCTGTTAACCCAGTTAGCACCAGTGTTGGCAGGAGAAGCAGTACGAGTACCGTCACCAAAGCCAGTAGCAGCGTTAATCAAGTCAGTGTCAACTTGGATAGCCAGTTGGTAGCCAGCGTCTTCAGTGTAGAACTGTCGCAGAGAAGACAGAGCCTGTACTTCTACGATGTCCTCAATCAGACGTGAGTACTCAAAGTGACGGTCAACAGTGACAGTCAACTCTGACTCAAGGTTAGCCTGAATAGTGACTGCAACAGCTTCTGTCTTAGCAGACGCAGAGCCACGAGTAGGCTTAGGAATGTGAATAACGTCACCCTTCTTGCCGGTCATAGACAGACGCTTGACAAGGGGAGCCATCTTCAGGTTCTTTTGATATGCTGCGATAATTTCATCCGACCAAATTTCGGGGATAAAAGTACCCGCAGCAGTTTTGTCTACTACAGCATTAGCTGTAAAGTAGGCACCAGAGGTTTCATTAGCCATTTTAATTCTCCTTAAAGATTAGGCTATCGTACACGACCCTCTGCGTATGCCTTCAGTAATTCATCTGATAGGCTTTGGTAACGCTCTGGGTCTGTTCGCATAAGTTTAATAATGTCAGCACGACGATAAACTTTCTTGCGTGATCCCTCTGCTGTTCCACGAGCGTTGCCTGTACTGGCTGACTTCAGAGTGTTCTTACGTGCCTGTTTTTCAACGTTGGCGGTCTGCTGTACTACTTGGCTTCTTTCTTTCCAGAGAGAAAACAACTCGTGTGCAGCATCGTAATCGTAACTTTGGTCTGCCTGAACAAACAACTGTGTTCGGACTTTGGACCCCTTGATCCACTCAGCAAACTTAGCGTCTTGCAGTATACTCTCCATATCAGGATGCTTGGATTTTAACTGTGAAAGAGTAGCTTGTTGTTTTGCTTGTTGTGTGTAGGCTTGTGCCTCTTTGATCTTAGGGTGATTGTCTATAGCTCTGTTAACAGCGTTCTGTGGATCTACAAAGAAATCTACGTCATCGTCTTCTTGTTGCTGTTGTTGAGGTGCTTGTTGGTCTGAGAGTTGTGTCTGAATGTAGTTATCAACGACTTTCCGTAACTCACCTACTTCCGTACTCTGTTTGCCTGAAAACTTCTCAAGCTCTTGGTGCATCTGTACAAGGTCTTCTACAGACTTACCTTGGTACTTTTCGGGGACATCTGGTTCTTGAGGTTGTTCCTCTTCAGGAGTCTCTACAGTGTCTGTGGTTAGTTCTTTGGCTGTTTCCGTTGCTTCCTCTTCAGGACGCTCTTCAAGTAATTGTGCTCGTGACATAATGTAAACTTACCCCGCCTGTTATTAAGGTTATGGAGGATTAAAATGGGAAATGACCTAGGACTAGGGTTCCCGACTAGATCGCCCAGCGTTCTCGTGTTCACGTACCCACTTCATGTGTCTACCGGGAAAGTCCCCAGAAGCACCGTCAAGTACGTGTTTAGTAGCTGAGACGATTTTTGTAGCGTTGGCTCCACATCCGCACCTACTGGATGTAGTATGGCCCTCTACAAATTCTTCAAAGATATGTCCGTTGGTACAGCGAAAATCAAATACTTTAATCATCGCTAACTAGCTCTTCGTAGTTATTATTAATAGTAGATTCAAAGTTAATCATATAAGCAAGTACGTTGAGTTGCCCCTTACGTACGTACAAATCGTTCTTATCTTTGGTTGCTTCTACGCTGTTTATTACGAGAGCATTTTGTTGTAGTTCTTCAATTAGCTGTTTCCAACCATCGTTGTTAAACAGGTCAAAGTACTTGTTGTAATACTGTTCTGTCTCTTGATCTAATGAGGCCATGTGGTTGTCTCTATATCCTTATTATAACATATTTTTGACTAAAAGTCAAGTGTTTTTATTGGTATTATTACCGCTTCTTTTTAGCAGTCCTCGCTGCCTTTTT